TTGTGAAGTGAAAATAGAAGAAGTCAGGATCGACGAGATCAGCAACCACGAGCGGAACCCAAAACAACACCCGGACAAACAGATCAGGTTATTGGAAGAGTCAATTAAACGGTTCGGCTGGACAAACCCGGTGATCCTGTCGGCTGACAATACCATACTCGCCGGACACGCCAGGGTTAAGGCCGCAATAGCAGCCGGTAATGATACCGTTCCATGCATACGTACAAAACTCACCGGGGCAGAGGCAGACGCATACTTATTAGCGGATAACCGATTAAGCGATATTGCACCATACGATAGAGATATTCTTGATGAACTATTGGGAGACCTTCCAGATGACTTAGTAGAGTTAACTGGGTTTGAAGTCAATGCAATAGACTCATATCTTGATTCTAATGAATCAAACAGCGCAGAAGTAATATTAGAAAATACTGAAGAAACTGCTTATTCTCCAAACCTGAAGCCGGTGTTTTCAAATCCGCAGGTTTCTAATGAGGATTTAGAGCAAGCTAGGGAAAACATTGAACATGTAACAGACAAGAACGTAAAACAGATCAATGCATTCTGCCCCAACTGTGGGCATGAATTCATGATCGGAGTATAAAATGGAGGAAATTGAGTTAAAAGAGATGCTAGAGGGTGCACATTTCAGATTTGCTAAATCGATGCCACATCTCCCGCATTGGTACACATTAAGAGAAACTTGGAAAAATGAAACTGATTTTGTAGATGCGGTTAAAAAAATCAGAGAGTGCGGGGAAATGAGAGCATTTGGAAAGAGAAATTTCATTTATTATGATATCGGGGAGTTCACATACTGGACAATGGGAGATTCGTTAGATAATACGATACTAATCAATCGGGCAAAATTGCAATGAAAATTTATAGCAAGCAAACGGTATTCGATGCGGCACTTGACAGGATACGATATCTATTCAATGAGTTTCCTGAAGTTGTGTGTGGATTCAGTGGGGGGAAGGATTCGACCGTTTGCCTGCATCTGTGTCTACAAGTGGCCAAAGAAACTGGCAGATTACCGTTAAAATTACTATGGATTGATCAGGAAGTTGAGTGGCAGGGAACCGTGGATTTTGCCGAGTCCATTATGTCAATGCCAGATATTGAACCATTGTGGTTTCAGATGCCTATGGTAATCACCAACAATGCAAGTAGTTATGAACGATTTAATTATTGTTGGCGGGAATCAGACCGAGATAAATGGGCGCATCCTCAAAATCCTCTCTCCATAAAAAATAATAGATATGGCACTGATCGGTTCCATGAACTATTTGGGGCCATTTTCAAAGTGGAATTCGCAAAAACAAAAGCGTGCTACATCTCTGGAGTAAGAACACAAGAATCCCCTAAGCGGTTCGTCGCATTAACCGAAACACCGACATATAAATGGATTACCTGGGGGAAAAAATTAAACTCGAAATTAGGGCATTACACCTTTTATCCAATCTATGATTGGGATTGGCGAGATGTATGGAAAGCAATTCATGATAACGGCTGGGAATACAATAGGGTTTATGATGCGATGTTCCGATATGGATGTCAAGTAAAAGATATGCGGATATCCAATCTTCATCATGAGACTGCAATACAATCACTGCTATTGGTGCAGGAGATAGAGCCAGATACTTGGGTTAGGGTGGCAGATAGAATATCTGGCGCCAACACGATAAAACATCTAAAAAAGAATGCTTTCACTTGTCCGGGTGAATTACCTTATATGTTCAAATCATGGGCGGATTATGCTCACCATATTATTGACAATATTATTCAGGATGACAAAAACAAAACCGCCATCCTAAAAAGAATGGATAAAGGGCTAAAAACGTACGTCCACGAACCAATTAGGTCGGCATTTTGTCAGGCTGTAATTAATTCTGTACTCAGTAGTGATTGGGATTGGACAAAACTTGCAAACTTTGAAATGAGGCAGGAAAATTATACCTATCGAAAATGGAGAGCAGGTAATGCTAATTTGGATATGTTAAAAAACTCAAAACACTTGCCAGAGTTTGCAATCAATGAGATTAAAACCAAGTTGTCCAGGGGCGCATTATCATGACAGAATTACCTCAATTATTAAATGAGATTGTTTTAAAAATTCAGGAATCAAATAACCCATTAACGGAAATAGAAAAGATAAGGGACGTTTTGTATTCTATATCCCCCCAGAATAATCAACCGATCGATAGAGTCAGGTGGGTTCCTATCGAGATGGTTGAACCCAATGACTACAATCCCAATTCAGTCGCCTGTAAAGAAATGGGGTTGCTGTACGTCAGCATCAATCAGGATGGATACACTCAGCCAATTGTAACAATATTTGATCCTGAAAAGAACAAATATGTGATCGTTGATGGATTCCATCGGTATTTTGTCTGTAAAACTAGATGTGATATATCTGATAGAACTCATGGCCTATTGCCGATTGTAGTAATTAATAAATCAATTAATGACAGGATGGCCGCAACCGTTCGTCATAACCGTGCTAGGGGGGAGCACTCAATCGCAGGAATGGGTAAACTCGTTTTTGAGATGCTTCATAATGGATGGAGCGATGCCGATATCTGTAACCGCATCGGGCTTGAACCAGAGGAACTCTTAAAATTAAAACATATCACTGGGTTCTCTGCTCTTTTCAAAGATATTGAATATAGCAAAGCCTGGGAGACTAGAAAAATGGCTCAAATAAGATTACAGCAGAAATCAGAGGGGGAGTTAAGTGAAACAAGCGCCTAAACATCCTGGGGGAAGGCCCCGTATTAAGATTGATTATGCTGCATGTGAGAAACTAGCTAGAATAATGTGTACACAGTCAGAGATCGCTGAAGTGTTAGGAGTATCCCTATCTACATTGGAACACGATAAAGAGTTTTTGCGGATTCATAAAAAGGGGATTGAAGCAGGCAAGGCATCACTGAGGCGTATGCAATGGAAGTCTGCCGAAGGCGGTAACGTGACGTCGCAGATCTGGCTAGGTAAGCAGTATCTCGGGCAGCGGGATAAGCAGGAACTAACAGGCAAAGACGGTGAGCAGTTATCGGTTAAGTTTGAGATCGTCGATGGTAGAACGGCTGGCAACGTTTCACGAGTTCTTTCAGACTCACCAGAATAAACGGCTTCTGGCGGTTTATGGCGGTGCAGGCAGCGGTAAGAGCGTAGCAACCGCACAAGAGGTCGTCCGGTTGTTTCTCACTCACCCGAACTGCCGGATCCTTGTTGTCAGAAAAACATTGCCCGCATTGAGAATTACAGCATACAGGCTGATTCTAGACATACTACAGTCCTTGGGCGTTAAATTTTCCCTGAATAAATCAGAACTCGTTGCACGGTTTAACAATAACGAAATCCTGTTCAAAGGTCTTGATGACCCGGAGAAGATCAAATCATATGAAGCGAACTATGTCTGGGCAGAAGAGGCTACTGAGATCACCAAAGAGGATTTTTTGCAACTCAATCTGAGAATGAGACGTGCAAACCGAGCAGGAATAAACCAGATGTTCCTGACATTTAACCCGATTGACCAATACCACTGGCTCATCACTGACATTGTCCAGGGGAATCGTGATGATGCAGCGATTCATCATTCGACATACCGGGACAATGTACGGTTTCTGTCACCTGAATATATCGCAGAGCTTGAAGGGCTCATCAATCAGGACCAGAACTATTACCGGATCTATGCACTCGGTGAACCTGGTGTACTCGAGAATGTCATCTACCAAAACTATGAGGTTGTGAACACCTGGCCGTCGGGCGGGGATGTGTATTACGGACTCGATTTTGGGTTTAACAATCCGACTGCGCTGGTAGAGGTCATAGAACATGATTCTCTCATATATATTCGGGAACGTATCTACCGGTCAGGGATGACGAACGCGGATGTGATCCATGCACTCGATGAATCAATCCAGAAAAAAACGTTGCCGATTTATGCAGATGCAGCAGAACCGGCTCGGATACAGGAAATCAGAAACGCCGGGTATAACATTCACCCGGCTGACAAATCCGTTCTTGACGGCATTGATGCGGTAAAACGGCGCCGGCTGTTCATTCATTCGGACAGTCAGAACCTCATCGGAGAGATTCGCGGGTATTCGTACCGCACAGACAAGAACGGCCGGGTGCTTGAGGACCCGATAAAATTCAGAGACCACGCAATGGATGCACTCCGGTATGCGATTCATACGCATCACCTGAAGAGCAGTCATGGCGGGTTCCGCATAGGAGGAGCGAACCGAACATGGTAACATTCAGACAAAAACTCATACGACTACTCGCAAAAGACCCGGACCCGGTGAGCAGGGTAGTTCCCGGGCGGGATGAGAAAAACCCGTTCGCACGGAATGGCAGAGACGACAACGCTACCCGGAGAAAGAA